CTTTTGTTAATGCAAATACAACGGGTAATCTTGCATTATCATCAAATGCAAATTTATCTTTTACTGTGTCAACCGGTAGATTAACCGCTACTCAATTGGGAGGTACATTAACTACTGCTTCCCAACCAAATATTACAACAGTTGGAACATTAGGTTCATTGGCAGTAACAGGTAACATAACTTCGGGTAATGCTAACTTAGGCAATGCCGTATCTGCTAATTATTTTGTTGGTGATGGTAGTTTCTTAACGGGTATTTCTGCTACAACTTCTACTGCATTAGCTAACGGCACAAGCAACGTTAGAATACCTACAGCTAGTGGAAATATTAATTTTAGCAGTGCCGGCAATGCTAATATAGCAGTAATTACCGGTACCGGAGCAAATATTACCGGTACGTTTGGTGTATCGGCTAATGCAAATGTTGGTAATTTAGGTACTGCGGGCAGAGTCATTGCAAGTATTTTAGAATCAAACGTAGCAACAGGGACTGCACCGTTAACGGTTGCAAGCACTACACGTGTTACAAATTTAAATGTTGCATATGCAAACGTAAGTGACTTTAATGTATTAACAGCATTGACTACAGGTACATACTATCCAACATTTGTCAGTGGCACAGCAGGAGCAAATTATGCATTAGGTTCAAATACTGCATTTAGTGCAAACATTGCTAATGGTTATTTTACAGCGGGTGGTGTCGTAACTACAAATATATCTGCTGGAGCAAATACTACTGCCGGTAGTTTAACGGGTAATTGGACATTAACATCTGGTTCAAGATTACAAGCAACATATGCTGACTTGGCTGAATATTATGAAGCAGACGTAAAATATGAACCAGGAACTGTATTGGAGTTTGGTGGTGAAAAAGAAGTCACACTTGCGGAAGACGGAACAGCGAGAGTTGCTGGTGTAGTATCTACTGATCCTGCATATGTAATGAACATGAAATGCAAAGGTGAACACATTGTAGCACTTGCATTACAAGGTCGTGTACCAACAAAAGTACGTGGAACAATTAATAAAGGTGATATGATGGTATCTGGTGGCAATGGATTTGCTAGACCAAGTTCAGCACCTCATGTGGGAACAGTTATTGGCAAAGCATTAGAAAACTTTGATGGTGTAGAAGGTATCATTGAAGTAGCAGTCGGTAGACTATAAAATAATAGGAAAATAAAATGGCATCATACGTATATACGGGTAATTTAGTATCACAACAATCAGCTAATATGGCTACGGACAAAATTAGAATATCAACTACTGGTGTAGCTATTCACGCTGTAACCGGTTATCCTAGAGTAGCTGGCACTGGTACAGCAACGGCAGCAACTAACAGTGCGACAGTCACCGGTGTTGGTACTGCATTTGACACTCAACTTGAAGTTGGTGGTTGGATAGGCAATACGACTGGAACAACAGTAGGAATTGTATCAAGTATTGCAAACGCTACTAGTTTAACACTAACTGCTAATGCAGGAGTAGCACTATCAAATGTTGCATTCACTTTCAACAATGCAGGAGTTCCGTATGCAATTGCTACACAAAACTCAGAAATTTATTCTGCACAAGATGTTTTTAATAGCGTTTATTGCGGTCAAGGTAATGTAGTAGCATTTCTTACAACTGGAGCAAATGCAAGTGCGGGTACTGAATTCAGTATCACTGAACTTGGAATGCCTCACGCTGTTACAGGTACTGAATAATACAGATTTTAGATAAATATATAATACACTCTCATTCTGAGAGTTTATGCAGTAACCCACTGCGTAGCGTCTAGAACACGCTAATTTAATAAAGGAAAATCAAATGGGACGTCCTCTAAAAATCGCAAAGGCTCAAGCAGTCTTAACAATTACTGATACAGCAGAAACAGGCAGTATCGTCACAATCTCAGGTGGTAATTTAACAACTTCGCCTACAGTTGGTATAGCCAAAGGTATGTCATTTGTAGTAGCTACTACAGTTGGTGGTTTAACTGCTAACACAATTTACTATGTAAATTCAATTTTATCAAATACTACATTTGATGTTTCAGCTACACAATTAAGTGTTCAACCGCAGGTTATGGCTACATTGACTGACACAACAACTCAAACAGTTAGTATGTCGGTTGGTGTAGTTGATGCTTATTTCAACAACCCAGTTGGCGGCGCAGGTTTCCCTGCAACAAACGCTAACACATATAGCGTAGTTGGTGGTAATACATCTATTGTTGGTCCACAGGTATTAGCACAAGTTGCTATTGGTATCAGTGGTACAGGTACGTTGTACTCTGCTACAGATACAGCCTATGTAACTGGTATCGGTACTGATTTGGCAAACACACTAAGTGTAGGTTCTGCTATTCAAGTTGCAAGCGCAAACATTAACGGTAGCACAGATTACACTACAATAGGTTTTGCTAACACAGTACCAGGTTTAACAACTGTTGCTGTTGCTAATACACAAAATACAGGTAACATCATTCGTACTACCGGTAATGCTCAGACATTGTTTGCTAATGGTACAGTAAGATTTACTGCTAACTTGGGTGGTCTAGTATCTGGTGAAGTTTATTTTGTTAAAGCAATTGCTAACGCAACTGCATTTACTGTTTCATCAACATTAGCTGGAGCAGAAGTTGATTTATCAAGTGCTACTGGTACTCCAGACGCACAACAAGATGTTGTTGAATTAGTTGCAAACGCAGCCGTAGCTTCAACAGGAGCCGCATTCGTTTACGCAGATGACGAAGCAGGTTTCATTGTTCGTCAAAAAGGTAAACAGAAGTATCTAGTAACTGGTGGCACATCAGGTTTGACAGCACAATGTTTATTGGCTAACGTTGCTAATACAGCGTTGACACCAAACACAATGCGTATTCTTGCTACATATGCTAACAGTGCTACTCAAACAGTTCAGAGTCTTTCTGACCACACTGGTGAGTTGTTTACTGCTACATCTGGCCCAATTGCTACAGGCAATATTGTTCTTGCTAATGCTACACCAGTGTATGTAACATTCAATACTGCTGAAGCCGCAAATACGAACGGTGGTCAACCTTACGAAATTGTAACTATAGCTAACGCATAATGACAACTATTAAAATGCCTGCGCAGACTACTAAAACTGAAATCGCTGTACTTCAAGTTCAAGTTAAAAATATTGAACAAGATGTCAGCGAGATCAAAGTTAGTCTGAAAGAGATGCATGAATGTCTTGACCGTAACGCAGACGAAACTAGAACACTTCTAAATAGTATGCGTAACGAAGATATTGCCGCTCATAAGGAATTAGGGTCAAAAGTTTCTGCACTAGAAAAGTGGAGATGGATGATGATGGGCGCAGGCATAGTTCTAGGATCACTGGGATTTGATATGATAGCAAAAATGCTAAAATAAAAAAAAGAGACTTAGGTCTCTTTTTTTGTAAGTGAATTTAATTTTTCCTGTACTACATCAAAGTTTACAGTACTAAACAATCCGGGATGCAATGGTTTAGGATATTGATTGCCACCAACCCAGGCATACCCGCAATGTTCGTCATTTAATACAGGAATGAATTCATCATTAACTTCACAAAAGAATGTATGATATGTAAAATTGTTATTGATGAATTTTTGTATAGGTATTAATTTGGCATTATTAGGAAACATACCTATTTCTTCTTCACACTCTCTAGCTATGCCTTCAAAAAGAGTTTCGCCGTTTTCTATTTTACCGCCAGGAATACCCCAGTTACCCGGATTTCTATTATCGGTTCTAAGTAAATATAAAAAACGTTGTGTTTTACTGCTATAAAAGAAAACACCAGCAGATTGATTCTTCATATAATGATTTATCACAAATCAAATTACGATAGAATAATCTCCCTCATTATACCAACCCTCATAGCTTTTCATCCATGTATTATCTACGTAACGATATTGCACATTAGTTGCTAAGTTGGTTACATATTCTAATGTTACAGCAGTTGTAGTAGTACTATCAAATGATACTACCCATTCCATAGTACTGGCATTAAATTGAATAATATCATTGGCATGTGCAACTAAATTTCCCCATGCAGTTGTTGTTTCTCCGTCAGTACCTATATCTTCAACAAGAAGATATCTGCGACCGTTAACAGGACCGGGCAACCCAGAATTTGGCCCTGTCACTTGAGGATTGATTACTCCATCAACTGGATTCAATGTGTTCTGTGGTAATGTATCTGGGTCAATATTGTATATTAATAATCTATCATCTACTGGGTCGGGTACTATTGTTCCTACAATATCAGTATCCATATATGGATTCTGCAACCAAATTTGACTGATGCCGGGCTTAATTGTACCGTATACATTTAATACACTAGACCAATATATATCTGTGTTCGGGTTAGCCGGCAGACTTAAATCCTGATTGCTAGGGTAGAATGCAACTGCCTGTGGTAATATTTGTAATGTGTTACCTATTAGTAATACTTTATAACCATATGGCGTAATCTTTTGTCTTGTGCCTAATAATAAATCTTCATCTTGTATATCAGTAAGTGCTTGACCAGCAAATATACTTGCAATGATTTTTTCAATAACACCAAACTTCTTAAGTTTAGCCGCTGTACTTAACCATATAGGCATGTAGAATTTCCAACTCAATACATCAATTGGGTTACCTGTACCTTGGGGTATACTACGACTACTAAATGTTAATCCATCTTGATATACCACACTCAAACTTGTCCAATCAATAAAGTTATCTGTACTTTGAATTTCTAATGCAGGATTAAACAATGTACCTAACTGTTCAACTAATTCTAATTTTTGATTATAGTTAGTAGTCCAGAAGTCTACTGTCATTCTAAGTGTATATGGTACAGGCATTTGTCGTTCAACTGTAAATGCTTGACCTTGCACTGTTTCATAACTTTGTGTTTCACTATTGTATGAACGTTGACGAACACTTATGTTATCAATATATGTAGGATCCTGTGTACGTCTTTGGTCATATTCTAAACCACTGATATAATAAGTTATTAACGGAGCACTAGGAAGATTGCTTGCACTGTTATTTGCAAGAATCGTACTTGCTTGTCTACTACTGTCACCATACATAACTGGTACACGCACAAGTATTTCATTACCTGCAGGATCTTTACCTTTAGTAACTTCCCAGTTACTAAAGATTTTTGCAAACTGTATTAAGAATCTGCGTATCTGATTGTCATAGAAAAATTTTGCCATGTATACTCTTTATGGTTGTGGGGGTAGTGGATCTGGTGCCAATGTTAATATAGTTGACAATGCTTGACGCTCTGGTACATATGTGCCATCTGTTAATTGTGTCTCATTATAGTTATTAATAAATCCGGACATCTGTGACGTATCGGCCGCTGTCATACCAGTTTGCGTTCTAACGTTCTGTGATATGCGTACCCATAGTCTGCCATCCCAACGATATAATAATTGAGGGAAATAATCTATACGTAAGAAATAATCACCAACTTGCGGATTCTGTGGGAAACTAATACCTGCTCCAGTTGGAATGCCGTTAGGTGCTTCACCGGTACCATCTAGGTAACCAGTGCTATAACCAAATGTTCTTGGGCTACTACGTGCAATATATTGGAATCTAGGATCACAGTCAGCACGATAGTCCATAGTATTTGGGCCATATGGTTCTGTTCCTGTAAATCCTGGTAATTCAGGATTTTGGTCAGCAGTTGCATATGTGTTGTCAGCAGTACCATATGGTCCTAACACTTGACCCATAGAATATACTGATAGCATTCTTTCACCACTAACTGGTCCTGAATTACTATCAGTTCTAGTAGGTGCTACTGTTATACTTTCTATATTAATTGTATTGAATGGATCTAATCGTTCATAACCTATGTCAGCCGTCATGTCCCAAATACTTTGTATTGCCGCCCTAGGTACTCTAATTACAGGGCTAGCATTTATAAACTGTGAACTACTCACATATGTTACAACCCCAACAGTCGGTGTGGGGGTGGTTCCAGGAGCACCTCCGTTATCAGCAACAACGCTTACAGGTGGTGCAGGTTGATTGTACTTACCTGATAGTTGTGTGTTACTTTCAAACTCACCGTATGTAGGAACAATGTACAGCTTACTTCTATCGTAACCTGATTTAGGTACAAGGCGTTCTGCTTCTACTAGAGCCGCATTATTAATTGCAATGTTTTTATTGTACGTAGCAAGAATATCTTTAAGATTACTTGCTGTATCTAATTCCCAATACGTAGTATTAGGTGGTGCTATGCCAATTGGCACTTCAATCTTTGATATATAATTTTTATCACCATAACTAATAACATAACCCGGTGGATATGTTCTATCCTTATCCCATAGTCCAAGATAATTATCTTGGTTAATCGGCTCTT